CTCGTCCTGGAAGTCCCGGCCCGCCGCCGGGGAGAAGGGGGCCACCGGCCGCCCCGCCTGGGTGTACCGCACCTCCGGGTCCCGGCCCAGCCGGCCCATGATCACGATCCGATTCAACATCATGCCACTTCCTTTTGCTTCTTTGTTCGCTTGGGCAGTTTGGGCGTCCCGTCCTCGTTACGCTTGCTCCCGGCCCGCAGCCATCGGAGCCAGGCGTCCAAAAAGTCCTTGTGTACCTCCCGCGGCTTGGGGCTGCCCGCCAGGGTGTCGTTGTGGTAGCCGTGGATCTGCCGGATCTTGTTGCCGTCCATCTCGATGGTGGCATATGGGGTATGCGGGTCATTCGCCCGCCGGAGGAACAGGATGGTGCAGACCCCGCTCATGTGCCGCGATGCGTAGCCGCCTACGCAGTGGTCCAGGACCTTGCCCTCCCGCCGGATGGCCCCGGCTGTGGCTGGAAATACGATCCGCAGGCCGTCCATCTCAAACTCATACTTCAGCCGCCGCTCCTTGAGGGATACTGCACGACGGGATCCCTCTGTCCTGGCCTGCGTGTCGGCCAGCTCTGCCACCGCCACATCATGGGCGGTATACAGCTGCTCCGGCCAGAGCACCGAGCTGTGCTCCATGCACCGGCCCAGGGCATAGGCCGCGTCCAGGTAATCCCGGTAGAGCTCAAACAGGGTGCAGTAATAGTCCTCGTTTTGGATAAAGACCCCGTCAAAGTATCTCAGCAGCCGGTCCGGGTCCAGCCGGTACCGCTTGGCCAGCCGCAGAACATCCATGGGATTCATCTGGCCGCCCCACAGATTGCAAAAGTCGATGCAGAAGGGCAGGTCCCAGGTCTTGTCCCAGTGTCTGCGCACATAGTTCCGCACCTCCAGCACCTTCATGTGCGGATGGACCCCCATGATCCAGGCCAGTTCCCGCTTGTCCACCCCAAACGCCTTCCGGGGGTCGCTCTCCTCCCAGCACATGGCCGCTGCATTTTTCTTCCGGCTCCACACCAGATCCGCGATGGGCTGCCAGTATCCCACTTTAGAGAGCATCTCGATCTGCCTGGGGTAAATAGCGTAGGCGGTGAGATAGGAGATCAGCCCGTGGAATTTTGTCGCATAGCCCCGGCCCCCGCCGGGCCGGTACTGCCACCGGTCGAAAAATCCGCAGTACCGAAAAAAGGGGTGAACCTCCAGCGCCCCTCGGTTGAGAATGGAATAGGAGCCGTGCTGATACCAGGAGATGGAGCCGGCCTTAAACGGCTCCTGGACCAGCTTTTTCCGCCCCAGTTTGTCACGCTCGTAGGTGATGCGGGGGTGCTTGTCATCCCACTGATGGTCCACCTGCATCACCTCGCCCTGGACAAACCGGTACCCGCTGGAGCACCAGGCGACTGGGCCCGCGGTCAGCGCCGCCTCATCGGCGTAGTCCTTATACAGCACCAGGGCGTCGGCATAGAGGGCGTCTCCTTTGGCGCGGAGGAGCACCGTCAGCTCCGTCTGCCGCAGGGATTTCCGGCCCTTGGCCCTGGACAGGTCGATGGCCGTCACCTTCCGCCCACACCAGGGGCAGGTCAGCCGGGCCTTGTGCCTCAGATCCATCAGGGTCCAGTGCTCCTGATCCTGGGTCCGTGTGAGGTAGGGGCGGGCCTCCTTGTGCCCGCAGCAGGAAGCCCACAGATTGATCCCGCTCAATCCCATCAGATCGCCCGCCCGGCTGAAAAACAGGTAGTGGGAAAACAGGCCGTTCATGGCCTCCAGGTCCTGTGCTGTCACTGTGGGCCAGCTGTCCAAGATCTCGCGCTCCTGTTTGGTATAGCTCATCCTGCCCGCCCCCTCAGAAGAAGTCGGACAGATCCAGCAGGATCCCGTCCCGGTCTGGGTCTAGTTCCGCCGGGGTAAGACAGATGGTAACCACAGATTGGACCACCGCCCCGTCAAAGTAGAAGGATGCCGCCCGGCGGTATGCCTCCAGATCGGAGATAGAGCCGCCCACCCCCTTGGCCACGGCGGTCATACACGCCGCAAACGAGCCGCCCTGGACCACCGCCTGGGCAAATTCCTCGTCCTGGCAGCAGAACTCCAGAAGGACATCCCGGACAGCAGAGCGCATGGCCTGCTCCTTCTGGCCCTTGACCTGGCTGTACTCAGCCTTCAGCTTAGCCTCTGCCTGCTCATACCAGCTGCTCATTCCGCACACCTCCTCACCGCCTCGGCCAGGGCTGCCAGGGCCTTGCTCAGCCGACCGGCGGCGTCCTCATCCCGGCTCCGCACCTTGATGAGGATCCCGTGCATCCGGTTGACCGTCTCTTTGGTCTGGTCAAACAGCACCTCGAACTGGGCCAGATCCTTGTCCGCCCCCAGGGCGGCCTTTTTCTCCTCACGGGCCTGCTCCTCCAGCTGGAGCCGGGCCTGTTCCAGGGCTTCCTCGGCGATCTTCTGTTTGTCCTCGGCCCGCTTTTTGGCCTCCCGGGCCTGGTCCAGTTTGGCCTGCATCCCGGCCACGGCCTCCGCCCGTGCCTTCTCAATGGCCTCCGGGTCCACCACAGTCTCCACGGCCACCTCCACCGGCTTCTCCTTCAGCTCTGCCAGCTGGGCCTCCAGCCGGGCCACGGCCTGGGCGGCCTGCTCCCGGTCCTCCTGGGCCCCGGACAGGCGGGCGTTGAGCAGGGCCATATCCTCGGCCATCTTGGCCCGGGCCTGCTCCGCCGCTGACGCTTGGGCCTGGGCCTTGGCCGCGGCCTCCTGGGCCTCCTTCCGCTCTCGGATCGCCCTTTCCAGTTCCCGGGAGGTCATGTCAATGACGGTTTTCTCCTCTCCGCCCACGACATGGTTTTCTGCGATAAACGACTCTCGCTCCTCAGCTGGGAGCGCCAACAGAGTCAATGCTTTGGCGGCGCCCAAATCGGCAAGCGCTTGCCGATTTGACCACTCCCGGGAGAGACGCATAAAATTGCGGGCCGTCCGCTCCGAAAACTCCACCCGCTCATTGAGCCAAGGAAGCCACTCCCCGTGAGGGATGGTCTGCTTGGCCTCGGTCAGGCACCGGCCAATGGTGAGGATAGCCTCCCCGCCCCGGCGCTTGGCGTCCAGGATCTCCTGGGTGATGACCTCGATGTCGCGCCCCTCCTTGGGGGCCAGCACTCCGGACAGATCAAGCATTGTTGGCCACCCCCTCGCGCTCCAGCAGCTCCGCCACCCAGGTACGGTAATCCCGGCTGGCCGAGCTGAAGGGGGACAGCGCCCCCACCGGCTCCCGGGACCAGCTGGACTCCACCACCTTGTCCGTCCGGCGGATCACCGTGCGGAAGATGGGGACCGGGCTCTCCTCCCGGAGGGTCTGGACCGCGTCCTCGCCAATGCTGGACCGCCGCCACTGGGTCACCAGCACCCCGGCCACCCGGATCTGGGGGCAGGCCTGGCGGATGTTGTCGATCTGCCGGACCAGCCCAGCCATCCCCGTGGTGGAATAGGCGTCGATCCCGGCGGGGATAATGATGCTGTCACTGACAGCGATAGTGGACAGGCAGCTGATGGAGTAGTAGGGCGGGCAGTCGATCACCACCGAGTCATAGACGTTGTCCTCTTTGATTGCTTCCATCAGGCGCCGCATCCGATCAAAGTTCGGCTTCTCACCCAGCAGCAGGCGGGAGAGCTCATAGTCCGCCAGATCCTCCCCGGCAGGGATGATGTCCAGCCCCTCATAGTCCGTGCGCCAAATGATGTCCGGATAGTATTCGATGGGATACTCCAGCGCGGCGGCCAGCCCGGCCCCGCTGGGATCCTGGCCGGAGGCCAGCATCATGCTGGTGGCGTTGCCCTGGCTGTCGGCGTCGATAAACAGGACGCGCTGCTTGCAGCTGGTGGCCAGGATGAAGGCCAGTTCCACGGCGGTGGTGGTCTTGCCCACCCCGCCCTTGCGGTTGACGATTGCAAATGTTCTCATGATAATTCCTCCATTTTTGTCTGTTCCATAGGGGCTGTGGTCCGCAGATACCGGCGGGCCGCCTCCCGTGGGTCGTTGCTCATTGCAAAAACTTTAGACACAGCCAGGGCAAAGGCCAGCTCACAGGTCCCTGTGGGGCCATGCCGGTTCTTGTCCACGATCACCTCAATGGGCTCCGGCTCGTATGCCGGCCGGCCCTCCGGGTTGTAATACGCCTCCCGATACAGGAAGATCACCCCGTCTGCGTCCTGCTCCAGCGCGCCCGTGTCCCGCAGATTCGATAGCTGCGGGCGCTTGTCCTTGCTGGCCTCATTGGCGCGGTTCAGTTGGCACAAGGCCAGGATCGGGATCTTCAGGGTCCGGGCCAGGGTCTTGAGCGCGCCGGAGATCTCCGTCATGTAGTTATACCGGTCGCTGTTGCGGTAGCTCTGGGCGCTGGGCGAGATCTTACCCACATAGTCCACCACCAGCAGGGTCAGCCCCGGCACCCGGCGGGCCAGTATCTCGATCTGCTCCACGGTGGCCCCCGGCCTCCGGTTGATGTACAGGGGGATCTGCTCCAGCTTGCCCGCGGCCTCCGCCATCTTGGTGTAGTCCTGATCGGACAGCCGCTCCATCAGCAGGCGGTTGGCCGGGATCCCGGACAGCCGGGAGACCCGCTTGGCCACCAGCTGCTCCACGTCCATCTCCAGGGAGACAAACAACACCGGCCCGGTCTTTTCCGCCACCCGGTCCGCAATATTCAGAGCCAGGGTCGTTTTGCCCATGCCGGGACGGGCGGCCAGGATATACATCCCGCCGGCCAGCATTCCGCCGCCCAGCGTCAGGTCAATGTCCCGGTATCCGGTGGAGACACAGCCGGTGGCCTTCCCCCGGTCCACCGCGTCGCGGTGCTCGTAAAAGGCCATCAGGGCCTCCTCCGGGCGGATCAGGTCATCCGTGACACCCTCCCGCTGGAGCTCCGCCGCGTCCCGTGCCAGTCCGGCCAGGACCTCACCCGGATCTCCCTCAGCCGCCTGTTCCCGGGCCTCGCTGCACAGCCTGACCACCGCCCGCTTCAGCGAGTTCTGCCGGGTCAGCCTGGCATACTCCTCCACGTTCTGCGCGGTGGGCGTGGCGTCCATCAGCTCCACCAGGTAGGGCACATCCAGCTTGACGCCCTCCCGGGCGGCCTCCTCCCGGATCAGCACCGAGTCAATGGGCTTGTCCTGCCGCCGCAGGGACACCGCCGCCCGATAGATCGTTTGATGGACCGCAAGAGCCAGGTCCTCCGGCCGCAGAAGCTGCTCCACCACCGGCAGGCACCGGGGATCCACCAGGATGGAGCCGATCACCGACGATTCCGCATCCAGCGGGCGCACCTCAGCCGTCATAGACCACCACCTCCTCCCCGTCGATCAGCTCCACATGACAGGGCCGTGCGGGCCTTGGCTTGTCCGCAGCCCTCGCCGGAAGGGGCTTGTCCTCGTCCTCCCAGCGGCGGCCATTGAGCCAGGTGGAGGCGTACGGGATCCCAATGCCCCTCTGCCAGTCCTCCCCCGCCATGGCCCGCTTGAGTCCCAGGGCCATAGCCCGGATCAGGTCATCGTCCGGTCTGAGCCTGTCCCAGGCCCGGATGGCCGCCTGCTTGGACTTGCCGCAGGGGTAGGCCTCCCAAAAGGCGGCGAAGCGTTCCGGCTTCCAGTCCGGAGCCTCCTTGGGCTCGTTTGAACGCCTGCCCCCCGTGGGGGCTTTAGGGGTTACTTGTTTAGTACGTTTCTTTTCTTCAGTACGTTTCTTTTGTGGCGACTTTACCGGCGCCGGTGTTACCGGCGCCGAAGAATTAGGACACTGTTCATCTGTGTCATAATTCTTCGGACACGGTAAGTCATCTTCGTTTCCGAAGTCCCCAGGAGTGTCAGTCAAAATATAGACAGATTTAGAAAAGGTCCCTTTCTCCCCGTGTGTTTGCGTTCGCTTGATGTACCCTGCTGTTTCCAATTCTTTTATGTACTTGGACATGGTATCTTTTGAGACACCGAGCAAGACGGCCATACCCCTCACGGAATAATCCCAGGAGTCCGGCAGACTGAACATGGCAATCAGCGAAAAACGCGCCATCACAGATAAATTCTTGTCCCAAATAATGCTGTTCTGAACCCTGGTTTCTTTCGGAAGATTCCGTCTGATAATGATTTGTCGCTCAGCCATAGCTTGGCCCCCTATTCTCTCTTTTCACATTCATCCTCTGTCCGCTCAAAGTGCTCGCACACATCGCTCACCTTGCGGTATTTGAACCGGGGGTAGCAGCAGTGTCCGCTGTGCACTGGTACGCAGTATCTGCCGCCGGACATCGGATCCAGAATATAGTGCTGGTAAAAGTGCCTGCAATTCGCGCAGGCCTGGGTGTCGAGGCTGATCCCCAAGTATCTCGCTGTGGTAGTGTTCATGTTGCGCCCTCCTATTACGTTCAAATTGGGTGTTTACTTTGCCATCATAATAACGCACAATTTGGGCGTAGTCAAGCAAAAGTTATAGGAGGGCTCGTATGTTCAATGACAGATTGCGCTCTGCTCGTATTTCTAAGGGCCTTACACTACAAAAAATGGCCGACAGGCTTGATTTAGCCCTTAGAACCTATCAAAACTATGAATCTGGTGATCGTGAACCGCACTATGATATGCTGGTTCAAATCGCAGATATTTTGGACATCCCTACTGATTTCCTTTTGGGCCGGGACGAATACTTGAAATCTCTCGGAGTTTCCGTTGATGTACCCCCAGAAGGTCCTCCAAGGCATCCCAAACCGCAAAAGAACCGTTAAGCTCCGAATATTCGATTTTCTGGTAATGCCGTAATGTTAGTCCCAACTGGTCCGCCATGGCCTGCTGGGTCATCCCAGCAGCCTTTCGGGCCTTTCTCAAATTCTCACGCATTTCGCTTAAAATTCCCCCTTGTCAAACACACGTTCCCATGGTATAATACATTTGTTCTCATGGTAGACGAGCCCTCTTGTCTGCCGTCCCCGGGCGCCGAAAGGCCCCGGGGATTTTTTATACCCACGGCTCGGCCTCCCGGACGGCGATCCGTCCGTCCTCCCGGACCACCGCCAGGGCCTGGGCCCCGCCGGCCAGCATCCCCCGGAAAATCCCGGGGGCCAGCTCCTCCACCCGGAGCAGCCGCGCCGGGCCGTACTGGTCCAGCAGCCGACGGGTCACCCGGGCCGCCTCAGATAAATTGAGTGCGCGCATGATGTTAACCTCCTTATGTCTCCAGCAGTACGCTGGTCAGTTTGCCCACCAGGGACATCCGCTGGTCGATCAGCCGGTTGACGTCCTCGCAGATGATCTCCGACACATCCTTCAGCCGGTACATGGGCAGCCCCTCCCGCTTGTAGCGGACCAGGGCCCCGGGGCTGATGTTGTAGGACCAGTGGGAGTTGTGCTGTACCGCCCAGCCGAAGGGGACCCGCTCATCCTGAAGGGCCTCGTATAGGGTGGCGGTGCTGCTGCCCAGATACCGGGCCGCCGTCTCCACCGGGACGTTGTCCAGCGCCAGGATCTCCTGGTCACTGGGGATATTCAGTTTTCTGCTGTTTGGCGCGTAGCCCCCCTCCCCCCCCCCCCGGGGCGGGCGGGGGGGCTTCTGCTTGTTCTCATCCACTTCCTGTGATAAACTGTGGCGGTAGGAAGGTGATTTAGTTGGTGCTTGATACAAATATAGCTGTTGCATTGATAGCTCTGATCGGCGCAATTCTATCCGGCATATTCGCTTTCATAGGAAGCATGGTCGCCGCAAGACTAGGGAAAGATGCCCAAATCAAGACTGCTGCACAAGAAGCATTCATCTCTGCCCGCCTAAACGTATATCTCGCCTTTGAGGAAGCATTTGAACACTGGTCTAACACAAAAAACAGAGAGACCTGTGCAGTTGTTTATCGTGCTGAAAATGCTGTCCGTCTTGTAGCAAGCGAAGAAACGATTTCCGTTCTCTCACAGCTGACCGAATATATCAGAGAATACGAGACCCAGGGCAAACTCCATTCGTTTGAAGAGTATGCTGTGGCCCATACCGCGGCCCTTCTTGCCATGCGGAATGATTTGATGCACTATCCTATCCCAACACCAGAATCAGGACAGAAGGAAAGCCGTATAGAGTGAACTGACGACACAGACCACACAAAGCAACAGTAAGAGCAACAGAGTCCTGTAAAACTTGGGGCTTCCTCTTTCCCAGTAAATTGCGAATCCAACCAAGAGGTAGCCAAAAACCAATGGGACAAAAACGGTGGTAAAAAATTCCCCCACACCTCTCACCCCCTCTCCTCCCCCCCCCCCCCCCCGCCGGGGGCTTCTGTCTCTCGAACATTTGTCTTGTCCTCCTCCCCCGCCCGTGGTAAAATGTGGGCGGTAGGAAGGAGGTGATTGATTTGGATCAATATATCAAGCGTGAGCTCGATCGCTTTTTCAATATCTATCGCAGCAGAACGGAAGGCATTGTTTCTACACTCCCAAGTTCTGCAAAGGCCGCTCTGGATGAAGAGCTTGACCTTCTCCGTGTATCGATTGAAAACCGGCTCACAGATCTCGGTGTCTGACAGGCTGCGTCGAGGTCATGAGCAGTTCCTGTGCATATTCAAGAGCGTCCTCTGCGTCTTTGTAAGTTACTGCGCTGGATAGGATCAGCGCAGTAATTTTTTCTCCCAGGGCCTTTGAAGCGTCACTGCTCTCCCCTAGTGAACGATATGCCTGTAACATCCCCTCACCCCCTCTCACGCCCCCCGCCCCGCCCCCCC